CAATAGTATTGTTTATAAAGTTGTAAAACTTCCAAGTTCTGCTTATTTGAGTAATGCGGGAACTTTAACTTGGACTTCTGCTTCTGATAACAGTGGTGTTGAATATTGCATTGATGCAACAACTTATAGTGATGGTGATGTCTTTGCATCAGGTTATGTTCCTTCTGGTGCGTCTCAAAACTCACTTTCTCCAGTTGCTTCTGGAACATTAAGTCAGGCAAAGAAGAACATCATTGTTCAAAATATAGGTTCAACAAACTCTGAAATTTATGTGCTTGTTGTAAGAACCATTACTACTACTGGAAATGCCGTTGCTGCTGTTGCTGCAGCACTTCAATGGAGGGAGATTTACTAAATTATGAGTGAAGTTTATCTTGGTAATCCTAATCTAAAAAAAGCAAATACACAAATTGAATTTACAGAAGAACAAATTATTGAGTTCTTAAAGTGTAAAGAAGACCCTGTATATTTCGCAAAGAATTATATTAAGATTGTTTCTCTGGATCACGGTCTGGTTCCTTTTGAGATGTATCCATTTCAAGAGAAACTTGTAAAGAACTTCCACGAGAATAGATTTAATATCTGTAAGATGCCTCGTCAGACGGGTAAATCTACGACTTGTGTTTCATATTTGTTACATTATGCCGTATTCAACGACAATGTTAATATAGCTATTCTAGCAAACAAAGCATCCACTGCGAGAGACCTTCTCGGAAGACTACAACTTGCTTATGAGAATCTACCTAAATGGATGCAGCAAGGTATTATATCGTGGAACAAAGGATCACTAGAACTGGAAAATGGCTCCAAAATTTCATCTAACTCTACTTCGTCATCTGCTGTCCGAGGCGGATCCTATAATGTCATCTTTCTTGACGAGTTCGCTTTCATCCCGAATCACATTGCTGATGACTTCTTTGCCTCTGTTTATCCTACTATCTCTTCTGGACAAAGCACGAAGGTAATTATCGTCTCCACACCACGCGGTATGAACCACTTCTACCGCATGTGGCATGACTCTGAGAGGGGCAAGAACGAATATATCCCCACAGATGTTCATTGGTCTGAAGTGCCTGGTAGAGACGCTGCCTGGAAGGAGCAGACGATTGCTAACACTTCGGAACAACAATTCAAAGTTGAGTTTGAATGTGAATTCTTAGGTTCTGTTAATACACTTATTAATCCATCAAAACTACGAAACTTTGTTTATGAAGATCCAATTAAAAGAAATGCCGGACTAGACATTTATGAGCACCCAAAGGAAGAAAATAACTATTTGATTACTGTAGACGTTGCTCGTGGTCTTGGTAATGACTATTCAGCATTTATTGTTTTTGATATTACTAACTTTCCATATAAGGTTGTAGCAAAATATCGAAATAATGAAATAAAACCAATGCTTTTCCCAAGCATTATCTATGAGGTTGCTAAAGGATATAATGATGCGTGGTTGTTAATTGAGGTTAATGATATTGGAGATCAAGTTGCAAGCATTCTTCACTTCGATCTTGAGTATGATAATGTTCTGATGTGTGCGATGCGTGGTCGCGCTGGACAGATTGTAGGTTCTGGTTTTAGTGGAAAGAAATCTCAACTGGGTGTGAGGATGACTGCAGCAGTCAAAAAGTTGGGATGTTCTAACTTGAAGACCTTAATGGAGGATGATAAGTTATTGACTGTTGATTATGATATCATTTCAGAATTAACTACATTTGCACAGCGCCATAATTCCTTTGAGGCAGAAGAAGGTTGTAATGATGACTTAGCAATGTGTCTTGTTATTTTTTCTTGGTTGGTTGCTCAAGATTACTTTAAGGAAATGACGGACAATGATGTTCGTAAAAGAATTTATGAGGAACAGAAAAATCAAATAGAACAAGATATGTCTCCATTCGGATTCATATCAGATGGTATTAGTGAGATGGGCGGAAGTTTTGTAGATGAGAGTGGAGATAGATGGTACACCGATGAATATGGAGATCGTTCTTACATGTGGGATTATATGTGATGGATTTAGATGATCAAATAGAACTGGAGCATTTATTATTTTTTGATAGGAGATGTAGAACTTGCAATAAAGTTAAAAACTTAATGGAAGACTTTTATCTAACTCATAAAGGTAGAAGTTCTTTTGCCTCCGCATACTCTTATGAATGTAAAGAATGCACCAAAGTAAGAGTTTTAAGTTCAAGAAAAGTTAAAAAGAAAAATTCCAAAATTGAATGGGAATATCCCGATTGGTGAGTGTTCACGGACAGTTTCCCCATTCAAAGTAGTCTTTTTAATAAATATTTTTAGATTAATTCTGGATAACACGGAGAATAAAGATGCCTCTAAATTTAGCATCTCCTGGAATTGTAGTAAGAGAGGTTGACTTAACAGTAGGGAGAGTCGATGCAGTATCTGCTTCTGTTGGTGCTCTAGTAGCTCCATTTGCACAAGGTCCTGTAGGAACTCCAGCAGTAGTCGAGAATGAGAACGACTTGCTGCAAACTTTTGGTCAACCATATTCAACAGATAAGCATTATGAGCACTGGATGGTAGCGTCGTCCTATCTCGCTTATGGTGGTTCACTTAGCGTAGTAAGAGCAGACGACACTGGCTTAAAAAACGCATGTGCTGGAACTTCATCAGACATTAAAATTAAAAGTGAGGAGCATTATAATCAACTTGGATATGATGAAAACACTATTACCGGATACACCGCAGTTGCAAAGAACCCAGGAACTTGGGCAAACGGTGTAAAGGTTGCACTACTTGATGCTAAAGCAGATCAGACTCTAGGAATTGCAACCACAGGTCTTGTAGTTGGTTATGCAGTAACTCAAGCAATTAACTCAGTTTTACCTGGAACTGGAACTACTTCCGTTCTCGGAGGGTTCTTAAGAGGTATCATTACTGGAATTGGTGCAACAACCGTTGATGTTAAAGTTTTAAGTCATGTTTCCGATTCAGGAACTGTAACAACAGTTGACTATCAACCAAGTGGTGTTTACTATTTTGGAACATCTAGAAATTTAACTGTAAGAAATAACTCAAACGCTGGAGTTGCTACAACTTCAGTTCTCTCTCAAGTCGATTGGTTTGAAAATCAGTCAATCACACTTTCAACTGGTACTATTGAGTGGGAAACTCTTGCACCAAGACCTTCAACTTCAGCATATGCTGCAGCAAGAAATGCAAGATTTGATGAACTTCATGTTGTAGTCATTGATGACCTTGGAACCATCACCGGTAACGCTGGAACTATTCTTGAAAAGCACCTAAGTCTTTCTAAGGCAAAAGATGCTGAGTTTTCTCTCGGTTCTCCATCTTACTGGAGAAAGTATCTTGCAACAAACTCACAGTATATCTTTGGTGGTTCCGAACCATTAGGAACAGTTGGAACTGGTTTGGAAGCAGATGGTTATACGGTAGAAACCGACAGTGCTTGGGATCAAGATGCTGATGGAGCGATCTTCAAAGCAACTGGTTCTACTACACTAACTCTTGCAAGTGGTAAGAACTACGGTGGAACTACTGGAATAACTTCAACTGGAGCCTTTACTCCAGGACTTAATGATATCATCAGTGGATATACCTTATTTGAAAATACTGAGAACTATCAAGTTGATTTCATCTTGATGGGATCTGCGAATTATGCAAAAGAAACTGCTCAGTCATTAGCAAACAAAGTTATTGCAGTTGCTGAAGCAAGAAAAGATGCACTTGCATTTATTTCACCATACAGACAAGCATTCTTAAATGACTCTTCTGTAGGAACTGTAACCGTCAACTCTGATGAAACTATCACGAATAACGTAATTAGTTTCTATGCACCAGTAACTTCAACAACTTATGGTGTATTTGATAGTGGTTACAAATACATGTATGATAGATTTAACGATGTATTCAGATATGTTCCACTAAATGGAGACATTGCTGGTTGCTGCGCTAGAAATGATATTAATCAGTTCCCATGGTTCTCACCTGCAGGAACTTCTAGAGGAACAATCCTGAACGCAGTTAAACTGTCGTATAACCCAAGTAAAGTTCAAAGAGATAGACTCTACTCAAATAGAGTTAACCCAGTAATCTTCTCACCTGGAGATGGAATCATCCTCTTTGGTGATAAAACTGGATTTGGTAAGTCATCTGCTTTTGATAGAATTAACGTTCGCAGACTCTTTATTTACCTTGAAGACGCAATCGCTGCTGCTGCTAAGGATCAACTCTTCGAATTCAACGATGAAATTACCAGAACAAACTTTGTAAATATTATTGAACCTTTCCTTCGTGATGTTCAGTCTAAGAGAGGAATCTTTGACTATGTTGTTATTTGTGATGAGACCAATAACACTGCTGCTGTTATTGATAACAATGAGTTTGTTGCTGATATCTTCGTTAAACCAGCAAGAAGTATCAACTTCATTGGTCTGACCTTCGTAGCCACTAGAACTGGCGTTTCATTTGAAGAAGTAATCGGAAACGTTTAATTAACTTAGAGGTTTAAAACTATGGCAACCAGAAATCAACTAAATCCACCCCCACTAAGAAAGATTACTGACTTCAAAAGTAAACTAACAGGTGGTGGCGCACGCGCCAATCTATTTGAAGTAGTTATGGCATTCCCAGATGCTGCTCAACCAGGCAGTGTTGTTCTTGATAAAATTAGATTCTTAGCAAAAGCAGCACAGTTACCAGCATCTAACGTCGCTCAGATTGAAGTTCCTTTCCGTGGAAGGGTTCTTAAAATTGCAGGAGACAGAACGTTTGATACCTGGACAGTTACTGTTATCAACGACACTGATTTTTCGATCCGTTCTGCATTTGAGAACTGGATGAACAAAATGAATAGAGTGTCTGATAACACTGGTCTTACAAATCCAGCAGATTATCAAGCAGATGCGTATGTCTATCAACTAGATAGAAGTGGTTCTGTACTCAGACAATATCATTTCTATGATGTTTTCCCAACTCAAGTAACTCCTATTGAACTTTCATATGATGCTCAAGGAATTGAAGAGTTCCAGGTGGAACTACAAGTTCAGTGGTGGGAGGCAGTTAAAGGAAACTCTGAAACTGCTGGTGGTGAAGACATCAACTAAATAGTACATAATAAGAGTTTAAACTTTATAATATGGCAAAACTTTTTGGTTTTTCTATTGAGGATACAAACCCAAAGTCACCTTCAGTAATATCCCCCGTTCCTCCAAATAACGAGGACGGGGTTGATAATTATATTGCTAGTGGATTTTATGGACAGTATATTGATATTGAAGGTGTATATCGCTCAGAGCATGATCTAATTAAAAGATACCGCGAAATGGCACTTCACCCAGAATGTGATGGTGCTATTGAAGACGTTGTAAACGAAGCTATCGTAAGTGACTTATACGATTCTCCTGTAGAAATTGAATTATCAAATTTAAATGCTAGTGAGAAACTTAAGAAGATAATCAGAGACGAGTTTAGATATATTAAAGAAATCATGGACTTTGATAGAAAGTCTCATGAAATTTTTAGAAACTGGTATATTGATGGAAGACTTTATTATCTAAAAGTTATTGATACCAAGAGACCTGAAGAAGGTATCAAAGAACTTAGATATATTGATCCTATGAAAATGAGATTTATTCGTCAAGAAAAGAAGATGAATAAAAAAGATTATATTACGGTTACAAAGATGGACGATGCTAAAATTGTATCTCCAGAAATTGAAGAGTTTTTCTCATATACTCCCACACCAAATTACCCAACTGGGATGTTTTCTGGAAGTGCATCTCAAAAAGGCACAGTAAGAATTGCAAAAGATTCTATCACCTACGTAACCTCTGGTCTTGTAGATAGAAACAAAGGAACTGTGCTTTCCTATATGCACAAAGCAATCAAAGCACTCAATCAACTTCGTATGATTGAAGATTCTCTTGTAATTTATAGATTATCAAGAGCACCAGAACGTCGTATTTTCTATATTGACGTTGGTAATCTTCCCAAAGTAAAAGCAGAACAATACCTCAAAGAGGTTATGTCTCGCTATAGAAATAAACTTGTATATGACGCGAACACTGGTGAAGTTCGTGATGACCGTAAGTTTATGAGTATGCTTGAGGACTTCTGGTTACCTAGAAGAGAAGGTGGTAGAGGAACTGAAATCACAACCTTACCTGGTGGTCAAAATCTTGGTGAACTTTCTGATATTGAATATTTCCAGAAGAAACTTTATAGAGCACTTGGGGTTCCCGAATCAAGAATTGCATCTGATGGTGGTTTTAACCTAGGTCGTTCTTCAGAAATTCTAAGAGATGAACTTAAGTTTGCTAAGTTTGTTGGTCGTTTGAGAAAGCGTTTTGCAAACATGTTTAGCGATATGCTTCGCACTCAACTGATTCTTAAAAATATTGTTACCCCAGAAGACTGGGAGCAAATGAGTGATCATATCCAATATGATTTTTTATACGACAATCAGTTTGCAGAACTAAAAGAGTCAGAACTCATCAATAATAGACTTACAACTCTAGCAACTATTGAACCATATATTGGTAAGTACTATTCAACTGAGTATGTACGTAAGAAGATTCTTCGTCAGACTGACTCAGAAATTATTGAAATTGATGAGCAGATTGAAGATGAAATTAAAAAAGGTATTATTCCAGATCCTTCTCAAGTAGATCCTATTACTGGACAACCATTACCACAACCAGGTGAAGGTGCCGGTATGGAGGGAATGGGTCAAGATGCTATGGGAATGGGAGAAATTCCTATGGAACCAGATCTTGAAACTCAAGGTGCAGCGACTGATGCACAGATGCAAAAAGATGCTAAAAAGGCTGAGATATAAATAAAAAATATAACCTCAGTTTTTTTATGGAAAATGTTATCGATTTGATTGCGACTGATGCTTCGGCTCACGAAATTAGTGATGCAATCAAAAGTGCCCTGTATGCAAAGGCAGCAGAAAGAATTGAAGCAGCAAAACCAATTGTTGCATCATCTCTTTTTTCTGGAGATGAAGTAGACCAAGAACAACAAGAAAAATGATGATCACTAAAATTGTTGCAACAGAAGTAAATACACCAACAACTGCAGGAACAGCATCAAGTATTAGTTCTGCATCATGTGTTCGTTTGTTTAATAATACTGTTGGTGTAGTTACTGTTGGTATTAGCACTTTAGTTGGAGCAGCATCCACAACTTATTTTGCATTACCAGCGAACACAGTTGAGTTTTTAACAAAACCAGCCTCTGATGTTATTTGGTCATCAACAGCAATTAAAGCAAATAAAGTAGCATTCACAAACTAAAATGAAACTCATCACAGAAGAAGTATCAAAGGTAGAATTTATTACCGAAGGTAAAGGTGCCTCTAAGAAATCCTATATCAAAGGTATTTTCTTACAGGCAGAGCAAGTCAACCGTAATGGAAGAATGTACCCTCTGTCCATTATGGAAAGAGAGGTCAACCGTTATAATGAAAGTTTTGTTGCTAAAGGACGTGCTCTTGGCGAACTCGGTCATCCTGATGGTCCTACTGTAAATCTTGATAGAGTATCACATAAAATTTGTGAACTTACTAGAGAGGGCAATAACTTTATCGGGAAGGCACAACTTCTCGAAACACCGATGGGTAAGATTGCAAAATCTCTCATCGCTGAAGGTGTTTGCCTTGGTGTTTCTTCTCGTGGTGTTGGTTCACTCAAATTGACCAACGAAGGTCATAAAGTTGTCGGTGAAGATTTCATGTTAGCAACTGCTGCTGATATCGTTGCTGACCCTTCTGCTCCTGATGCATTTGTTCAGGGAATTATGGAAGGTAAAGAGTGGGTTTGGGAAGGTGGTCTTCTTCGTGAAAAACTTGCTGAACAAACTCAAAGAAGAATTAACACCCTTGTTGATTCAAAAAGACTTGAAGAGCATAAGTTGAATCTATTCAACGAATTCCTTTCAAATCTTTAATTTATAAATAAATATAGATTATAACACAATCAATCTAAAATGTCCGTTGGTAGAAATTTACAAGAAATGGAAAACGTAGTAACCAAAGGGGCTGCACCTGCCGAACCAATGCACAATGTTACCCAAAATGCTTCTGGGGTTTCTACTCCAGGACAGACTGGTGCTTGGGAAGATCTCGGTGGTCCTACTCCCGAAAATTATCGTCCAGATGACGACTCATCCAAACTCAAGGATCCAGCAGCAACTCTTGCTCAAGTAAGAGATGTTGTTAATGCCAGAGCAATGAAGGCAGAGGAAACTGAAGTTGAAGATGAAGTTATCGAAGAGGAGACTGACGAGGAAGAGGAACTCGAAGTCGAAGAGGAAGGTGGTGAA